AGGTACATACTGGGTGGGCCTATTTTTTTGCCTTAGTAAAATTTTAGTGAGATAATTTTTTGTCACATTGTACATACATACGGATACCCCGAACCCCTTGGTGCCTACCTCTGTGATCACAAAAGTTTTAGCCGTCGGCCTGCAATGTGATCACAAATGCAGAACTTTAGTGAACTTTAGTGATTTAGTATAGGCAATGTGATCACAAACGCTATACCAAAGCTAACCCACTGTTTTTACTGACAATGTTATAACATAACACTTGAGTTTTACTTAGGTCAATAATACTGACGTTTTCCCGTACGCACACGCGCACGTTACGCGCACGCATACACGCGCACACATACGCACACACGCGCAGGTTCTTATCTTCAAATAAAACCTAGTATTCTAGATAAAACAAATAAAATTCATTTTTGTTTCGTTTAAAAACAATAGCTTATCCTGATTTTACAAATAATCTTAAAAAACTGGTTTACAATACTGATCGAATATTGGCATACTGGTATCAGTTAAACGAAAAGATTTTAAATCAACTAGGTGCTACCAGTTAAATTAAATCAGCTTCTTTAACTGAATGACTAAAGAATAACTACTAACTTTTACTACTAACAAACATACGAAAGAAAACGATAACGACACACAAACAAAAACATATATCGCAATAGCTCATAGGCGTGGAAGTGAGAATACACTACAAGCCCAGTCGATAGGACAAGCAGACAATAAACGTAGATGCTACTAAGTCTGTACAAGAGTTGACTAACTCATAACCACTGAAAAGGTGCTAACCTACTGTTTAATAAAGTGTCTTTTTCTTGGACACGATAGCAGCTAATCTAGGCCAACCTAGACTTATGCTTGACATATGGGTTGCTGTCGTGTCTTGTGAAACAGATAGGAGTATAAAATGTTACAATTTTTAGTAGATAAGCATGGCTTTGTCTTTAAAACTTTTGACGACAAAAGAGAAGCAGCATCAGAATTTAAAAGGTTTTACAAGGCTGGTTATGATGTACACTTAGAAAGTTTAGAGGATAGAAGCGAATTTACAATTCTTTACAAAAGGGATACTAACAATGGCAATACTAACTGAAGGACAAAGGTATGAGCGCAACGGATTGTTCGCTACACCTGAGACTATAGATGACTTGACAGATCAGCTTAACAGTCCTGAACAATGGGTAGCTTATGGTCTAACAACTAACTTTTTACACAATGAGTTCAATAAAGTTCTGGATAACATTCAGAAAGAACTTGACAAGAAATATGTCTTTGATTCAATATCAGACATGATCAAACACGTAAAAGAATTGGAGCAAGGTAATGACGCAACACGTTAGAAACATACTAAAGGTATACCGTAGAGCGACTACGGATGACATTGCTAATGGCGTTGAGTGGTATGATAGAGCCAAGCGGTATGCTGATACCATATCTAAATGGACTAATACTAATTTAAATACAGTTATTGGAGTAATGGCCGCACTATCACCCAACAACAAATGGGAGCGCAACGTCAAGGACTGTGAACGCATGGTGCAAGCTTGGAAAAGTGGTGATGACTTGGATGACTTCAAGGTGTCATGCTACAATACTATGAAACAAAAAGCTTGGAGCATACTAGAGGACAACTTGACTAGTGATGATGACATACTTGACAGGCTCAATGGACAAAAGATCAGGTCATTCTATTCCAACATACGTGGACTAGATGAGGTGACTATTGATGGACACGCCTTGAACATTGCACTAGGTGTCAGGCAAGGCTTGACTACTGACAAGACAAACATGAGCAAGAAAGTCTATAGACAGATGCAAGAAGTTTATGTCAAAGCTGCAAAGCGTGTAGACATCAAGCCACACGTACTGCAAGCTATCACTTGGACTACATGGAAAAGAGAAAATAAAATATAAAGGTTGACAAACAATGCCATATATGAAACAACTACCTCATGGCAAATGGGTAGTCTATGATGACAAAGGAAAACTAGTTATCATGTCGAGAGACAAAAGAGTTTGCCAAAAACAAATTGAAAACTTAACAACGAAGGAAAAAACAAATGATTGATTATTCTACACACACTGAGCATTTCCACAAGGCTGATGCTTTCACATACAACTACAAGTTCATCGACGATGCTATCGTTGAGACATACAACAAAGGTTACACAACACAACAGATAGCTGATGCTTTACGTGAGCCACAAGCTAGGGTTGCTTATCGTGTGAGATTACTACAGCGATTGGGTATCATCAGCTACAAGTACGATACACACAAGGCTAGAATTACTAAGATATACTTCAAGTACAAGAAAGAAATCAAAGAACTAGAAGCACAACTTAACATGTAAGGATAAGTATGAGTGACAGTGAAACTAAAGGGATAGCTACGGTTATCCCTATAGATCAGTACTACAATGACATATCTAAGATCATTGATGATGCTGAATGGATGGGTGAGGATGACATAGTAGAGTTATACTTGCCTGAGAAGGAACAAATAAAACGACAGATGAATGACGGAGAGCTTTGGTATCCTAACTTCTAATAGTACCCTGTCCAAAGGACAGCCCTAGTATACCAACATTTTCTGATTTGTCAAGGAGAAAATATGACTAAAGCATTTGATGTAAAGAACCAAGTAATAGTCAGAGACTTATCTAAGAGACTAAACTTGGAAGTAGGTATGAGCACAAGCATAGCTGTCGAACAAGCTATGACTTATCTAAAGGAAGCAATGCAAAAAAGAAATGTTGATAGCATCAAGGCTGCTGAACTTCTTAGATGGTGGCTTAGTGACTTTCAAGATGAAGAGCTTGAATACTTCGAGCTTCGAGTAGACTTAGGAAATCAAGTAAAGACTGTTGATACAAGGAGCGAGTATGCTTAAAAACATAACAACAAACAAAGCACTTGGCTACACTGATGATCAGTGGGGTCAACTAATAGAGGGCAATGGACTACTGTTGACGTGGTTCATTGAGTGGAACAAGGGCAACAATCAAGAAGCGAACATACTTGAGTTCTTCACACGCAGATACAATCAGACTGCTGGTGGTGATCCTTGGCCTATGAAGGGTAGTATATCCCTCGATGGTAAGTACGTATCTGAAGGTGACGATGACCTTGAGCCATACTTTCTAATCAATACTGACGATGGCGTAGGTTACGTCTACCCTTACGCTTTCGTAGCACTACCAAAGAAATCAGGTGGACATACAATAGTGAGGATGGACTAATGGAAATAATAATTGATTGCGGTGATAAAGAACTAGCAAAGGCTATAGCTGATAAACTATCTGAGGATACAGGTGTAGCTAGAGATAAATTCAAGGAGAATACAGATGATGTGGATACTGATCTGGATGCAACTAGTGACTAGCCAAGGTGTAGAACACTATCAGCTAGGCACGTTCACCAAGAAGGATGACTGCCAAGAAGCCTTGACTAAGGCTGTAGTGCTAGTAAGCACCAGCGCAGAGATGCTTGCCTGTCTAGAAGTGGATACGAGACAATGAAAGATTACCAAGTAGTATTAAAAACAGAACTAAAAGGTGAGCATAGCATTGAACTTTACATCAAGGCTTACAGTGTAGAACAAATTGTTGATCAGCTTGGTGATGATTATTATATAGTAGAAATAGAGGAGTGGAAAGTAGATGCTACCAGACGAGATGGAAGCCGAGAAAAACAGGAAGCTACTGTTATCTCAAGCGGATACAATAGAAGTACTCAAGCAAAACGTGCGTGACTTACAAGGACAATATCAGTCTGCACTGATACACAACAAGACACTAATACAAAGGATAGCTGAGTTGACAGATAGCGAGTGCTTCTGTGGTCTAGCAGATGAACCAGTGCTTGCAACAGAGGAGATATGATATGTATATAAACGATACAACAAGACAGATGATTAGAGAGATTGTGGTTGAGTTGTTTCAAGATGTACTAAAACCAAACCCAACTGATAACGAACAAGTCATACAACTTACTGATACTTTAGAAGACATAATAAAAAATAAGGTTGACAATTATAAAGTAGAAGTGTATGGGGTAAGTCTAAAGGAGTATTGAATGGATATTTTTGTTCTAGTTATAAGCATATGGGGTAACAATGGAACTGACTGGGTTTACGTAGGCAACCAGTACGTAATGAAAGAACAGTTCACCCTTGAGCAATGCCAAGAGATAGCTAAAGAATCTACTTGGAGAAAGTTTAAGACTAACCCATACTATGACTTACAGTTTGATTGTTACAGCATAGGAGAACCTAAGTATGACTTGGATTAGCCACAAAGAATGTCCTGCTGCTGATTGTGATAGCAGTGATGCTTTCTCATACAACTCAGAAACCTTGGCAGGTAAGTGTCATTCTTGCAACAGGGTATACCCAAGAGAAATGAAAGACCTTGACATTTGGGCAGAAGAAGAGTATCCAACTTATCAAAGCAAGAAGGAAGCATGGGAAATGCAACAACAAGAATCAAATGTCACGGAGTTTGTCAAGCCTATGCACATGGCATACCGTGGCATCACCAAAGAAACTATGGAGTTCTACGACTGTAAGACTTTCATAGATGGGAAGGGTGAACCAGTACGACAAGAGTACATCTACCCTTCGGGTGGTGTGAAGGTCAGGCAACTACCAAAGACATTCAGTGCTAGGAATCTAAAGACTGATGAGTTGTTTGGTATGAACCTATGGAACAGTGGCACAAGCAAGATCATCACGATCACAGAGGGTGAGCTAGATGCTATGTCAGCATACCAGATGCTACACAATCCTAAGTTCGACAACCCTGTCGTGTCGTTGCCATCGTCAACACCATCGCACAAGCTTTGGGAAAAGATAAACAAGTTCCTGTCTTCCTTCGACAAGATAGTATTGTCTATCGAACATGATGACCAAGGCAACTCAGTGTCAGCAAAGATAGCAAGCCTGTACCCTAACAAGGTCTACCGCATGGAGCTTGACAAGTACAAGGATGCTAACGAGTTCCTGCAAGAGGGTCACGCCAAGACATTCAAGTCAGCGTGGTTCAATGCTAGGAAGTATACACCTGCTAACATACTGAATACACCTGATCAATTCCTTGGGTTGTACAACAGATCAGAGAACCACATCTACGTAGAGACAGGGGTGCAGGAGTTTGATGAGATGTGCCTAGGTTTGATGCAAGGACACTTCACCCTGTTCAAAGCACAGACAGGCATAGGCAAGACAGAGTTCATGCGTTACCTTGAGTACAGGATACTCAGTCAATACCCTGACATAAAGATAGCTACATGGCACATGGAAGAGACTAAACTACGGTCTATACTTGGCTTGGTATCCTACGAAGTGGGTGACAACCTGACACGCAAGGACTTGATAGAGGACAAGAACGCTGACAGTCTGGTACAACAGGCCATCACTAAGCTAACCAAAGACGAGAGACTATACCAGTTCTTCCTCAATGATGAGGACGATCCGCTTGACTTACTATCACAGATCAGGTATCTGTCTCAAGCGTGTGATGTAAACTACGTGTTCTTCGAACCTATCCAAGACATATCTGCCAACGCAGGTACAGAGGATAGCAAGGAGCAGTTCCTAGCTGACCTGTCAGTCAGGCTATCCAAGCTTGCGGCAGAGTTGGGTGTAGGTATTGTTACCATAGGACACACTAACGATGACGGTCAGGTAAAATACTGTCGTATGATTGAGCAACGTGCCTCAGTTGTAGTTGATCTACAGCGTGACAAGATGTCAGAGGACAGAGAAGAGAGGAACACAACCAAGCTACTAGTGACAAAGAACAGACCAGTAGGTCCAACAGGATACGCAGGGCAACTACAGTTTGACCCTGACTCCTTTACATTGAAAGAAAAGTATGCAGTATATTGATCCATACGCTGCCTTTGCAGCAGTAATATATTTCTTTGGCGTGTTCTTGTATTACGTACACGTCAAGACTATATTCTATTTTTTAGAGAAGCCGCATGAGATGCACTTCGGAAGAGTTATCTTCAGTAGTTTACTGTGGATATTCAACGTAGTAATGCTTATGTGGGTAGAGTTTACAGGAGAAGATGATGACAGATAAGATCGTTGCAATGGACATCGAGACAGAATCATTGACTCCTGAAAAGATTTGGTGTATCTGTGCAGAAGATGTGCAGACAGGTGAGAAGGAACACTTCGTTCACCTAACAACAATACAAGAAGAGAAGGAGAGGTTCATTGAGTACTGTAGTAGATACGATAGGTTTATATTTCACAATGGAATCTGTTTTGATGTTCCTATTATTAATCGCCTTATAAAGAAAGACTTGATACCCTTGGAGTCAGTCATCGACACACTGATTGTCAGTAGACTGGTTGACTTTGACCTCAAGCATGGTCATGGCCTCAAGGCTTGGGGTATCAGGCTAGGTAACTTCAAGATGGACTTCTCAGACTTCTCTATGTTGTCAGATGAGATGATTAAGTATTGTCATCAGGACGTTACAGTTACATTAAGAGTGTACGATAAGTTCAAGAAAGTAATACATGATACTGATTGGCAGTGGGCCATACAGTGTGAACATGACATACAAATACTGTGTCAGACCATGACAGACAATGGCTTCTACTTCAACAAGGCTAAGGCTGAAGAGTTACTTGATGAGATAGAACAACGTAAGGCACACCTTGAGGATGCTTTCCAAGAGGACTTCCCACCCAAGCTAGAGGAAGTCAATCGTATAAAGTACAGAAAGAAAGCTGACGGTACACTGTACAGTAACGTGACCAACGCACAAAAGAAACACGCTAAGACAGTAGTAGACTGGTCAAAGCAAGAGCCTGAGCTAGTATGCTACGACTTCATAGACTTCAACCCTGCCTCACCCAAGATGCGGATAGAAAGATTGTGGGATGCAGGATGGAAACCCTTTGAGAAAACGAAAGGACATATAGACTATGAAAGACAGTCAGCTAGAACTTTTCGTACATAAAGATGAGGTTGATAATGTGTATGGTTGTAGTACAAAAGTGTGCTCTCAATGTCGTAAAGAAAAACCTGCTACCACTGAGTACTTTACAAGTAATGTAAATAACAAAGGAGTGCATGATAGATTAAAACATATATGTAAATCTTGTGTGTCTTTAAACAGCAGAATAGTACGTGAATTAAGAAAGACCGCACCACCTGTTCCTGAAAATTGTGATGTTTGTGGTGGTAGTCTATCAAAACTACCTAGCAGAGAGATTCATTTAGATCATTGTAGAAAAACTGAAACATTTAGAGGATGGTTGTGTAAAAATTGTAATGTGGGTATAGGTATGTTAGGTGATGATTCTGAAGGTGTAGAGAAAGCATTTGAATACTTAAAAAAACATGAGGAAGAAAATGGATGAACGAGGACAGAAGTTTGCTAAGTTCGGATGGACTTTATCTGAGGCAAACCTTAACACACTACCTGAGACAGCACCTGCAGGAGGCAAACGTCTAGCTGAGTGGTTGACACTTGAAGGTAGGCGATCCTCACTAGTGGAGTGGCTAGGGCATTGTGGTGACGATTCACGTATACACGGTAGCTTTACACACGTTGGTGCATGGACAGGTAGGATGGCACACAGAAATCCTAACCAAGCTAACATCCCTGCACAGTTTCACGGTGATGCCGTTACTGCAGTGGAGAAGGTTAAGGATAGATACGATGGGCAACTACGTGAGCTATGGTGTGTACCCAAAGGCTGTTACTTGGTAGGTACAGACGCTGAGGGTATTCAGTTACGTGTACTCGCACACCTGATGAAGTCAGAGGAATACGTACACGCTATCGTGTCAGGCAAGAAGGAAGATGAGACAGACATACACAACCTCAACCGTAAGGCTCTAGGTATGTCACACGTTACTAGAGATATGGCTAAGACTTTTATCTATGCGTTCCTACTAGGTGCAGGTAATGCCAAGGTAGCACAGATACTCAAGGTCAACCAGAAAGAAGCAAAGCAAGCAGTTGAAAACTTTATGCAATCAATTCAAGGACTTGCTGAGTTAAAGAAAAAGATTATACCACACATAGCTAAACGTGGGTGGTTCAGAGGTCTTGATGGACGTAAGGTTGTAGTACCTTCAGAGCACAAGACACTAGCAGGTATGCTTCAGAATGGTGAGTCAACCATAATGAAACATTCAGCACTCGATTGGGTACACAAAGCTAAGAGACAGTTCCTTGAGTTCAAGCTTGTGACGTGGCCTCACGATGAGTGGCAAACAGAAGTGCGTGGGCAGATGAAAGATGCTGAACTACTAGGTAAGATACAAAGGCAATCTATTGTTGACACTGGTGAAAAGTTTGGTATGATCTGTCCACTCGCAGGGTCAACTGACATAGGATATAATTGGAAGGATACTCATTAGTGTTAGGATCAGTACTATTTGCGTTATCTCCTGTCATTTTTTGCTTGACATTGGAGTTAATTACCTATATGTTGAAAAAACGAATCAGTAAAGAGGAGCTATAAATGGCTAATAAAAAAACTAAGTATGGTGTATTTGAAGGTGACTTGTATTACGCACGTATCTTCGAGGACAACATAGATGACTCAGAATACCATGAGCGTACAGAAGGACAGTTCAATACTGTGTTCGTACCCAAGGACGATGATGAGCTACAGAAGATTGTTGAGATGGGTTTCCCTGAGGAATCAATGGGCAACCGTATGATCAAACCAATCGCTGCAGCAGACAATCGTGCAGGTATGAAACTCAAACGTCCTAACAAACACCCTTCTGGTATTGAAGACTTTGGTGGTGCGCCATCCGTTACCCACGGCACTACCAATAAACCTTGGGATTACATTGAAGACGGTGCTCTTGGTAACGGCACTAAGGCTAAGGTTAAAATCTCTATCTACGGTGAGGGTTCTACCGCCTCAGTCAGGTTAGAGAAAGTGGGCATCCTCGAACACGTACCATTTGAAGAGATGGCTGCAGAGGATCGTTGGTAACAACCCATGTACTCCTTTCGTTGTAACTGGCAGGGCTTCGGCCCTGTCCTTTTTCCCTGAGGTTAGATATGAAATACGCAGTAATGATTATGTTTGATACTGATGAGGATTACAACTACGTGCCTGAAGAGTGGCCTTGTAATACTACAGAAGGATACAAACCAAAGCTGTTCGATACTTTCGAAGCAGCAGAAAAAGAACGTAGTAAGTGGAACACAGGAATCATCGTTGACTACAGTGACGATATACTTAGACCAATGACACAGAAGGAACGTCAACGTGCCAAAGAACGAGAACTTGCAAATACTGGTTGATGGTGATCCGTTCGCTTATCGTGCAGCTTTCTCTTGTGTAGATGAAGAGACAGAGGCAGCAGTAGAAAAGATTGATGAGCTACTAGAGACTGCACTTGAGGCAGTGCTATGGGAAGTAACTGATGACAAGTATCAGATATTCCTGACAGGTAAAGGCAACTTCAGAAAGAAGATTGCTGTCACCAGAGAATACAAAGGTAACAGGAAACAAGAAAGACCTGCACACCTTGGTGATATTAGACAACACCTGATCGACAACTGGAAAGCTATTGTGTCCAAGGATGAAGAGGCTGATGACCTTATAGGTATATGGTCTAACCCTGAGAGCATTGTCATATCAATAGACAAGGATATGCTACAGCTACCATGCACACACTACAACCCACACAGACGTACTTGGAAAACTGTTGAAGAGTTTGATGGACTCAAGTTCTTTTACAAGCAGATACTGACAGGAGACTCAGCAGATAACATACAAGGTATCTATGGCGTTGGTCCTAAGAAAGCTGACAAGATACTAGCTGACTGCAAGACAGAACAAGACTTGTATCAGGAGTGTGTCAGAGCCTACGGTGGTGATGAAGACAGAGTTATTGAGAACGGTAAACTACTTTGGTTACGAAGAGAAGAAGAACAGATATGGCAACCACCCAAGTTCACAGATTCAGATCAGGACTAGAAGAGCGTAACGCTAAGTACCTTACAAAGAAACGTGTCAAGTTTGAGTACGAGACACTAAAGGTACAGTGGCGTGACATGAGAGTAAGAAAGTATACCCCTGACTTTATCCTACCCAACGGTATCATAGTTGAGACTAAGGGTAGGTTTACTCTACCTGACAGGAACAAACACAAGTGGATACAAGAGCTACACCCTGAGCTTGACATAAGGTTTGTCTTTAGTAATCCATACCAGAGACTAAACAAGGGTGCAAAGAGTACCTACGCAGACTGGTGTGACTATCATGGCTTCTTATTTGCTAAAGAAATAATACCACATGATTGGGTAAAAGAGAAAAAAAAGAAAATATGCTTGAACAAGGTACTCTAACATGATACCTATATTGTCTAATACTAATGATAACATAAGATACTTTGATATTGAAGGGATGAAAAATGCAAGTTAAAGTACATCAGTATCTTGATGGTCCGATAGACCAAGGAGATAAGTGGACACTGTTGTGTATGATTGAAGAGAAGGGTTTGGTCTTTGATGAAGAGTTAGAGTTCAAAGATTTCAACGATGCCTATAACTTTATGAACAAACTCAAGCAATCAACTACACCCATACTCCATGAAAAAGAAACTTCACTTTGGATACATTAAGGCTTGACAATGTTTGACCACGATAGTAAGATAGAAGCTCTTGTCAATAACTACGGACTACAGTTGTTGATGGAACAAAATGATTTAGATGATGAAGCAATCATACGTAAACTAGTAGACGATGGAACTATCAACATGAATGATTACTTTTATTTAGATGTAGAAATTAGGGAATGGAAGGACTTGGAAAGATGAACTACTGTGACATGAAGGGTTTGATCTGGCCTGTGCTTTTCTGTATCTTTGTTATAGTAGTAGTTCCAGTTTTATTAGTAGACAATGCTAAGTACTGTAAACAAAGCATAGTTCCTTGTTATCCTTGGAATGATCCAGAATGACACCAAGAGAAGCAGCAGAGGTAGAAGCAAAGAAAACATTTGACTTGTTTATACTTTACTCTAAAAGAGTTACTTTGGTAGCTACATTCTTTTTATTGATAGTAGTTTTTAAATGTAACAATGGCGTAGAGGATGGCGAGTTTGCAACAGGAAGTAAATACAACGGTGAAGTTTACTCACCTACAAACATGGGAAAAGATAAATGAATAACTATTTACCAACCGATTATCAAGCGTTCATACATACATCAAGGTATGCACGTTGGCTAGAGAAAGAACAACGAAGAGAGACTTGGGCTGAGACTGTCGAGAGATACATGGAGAATGTAGTTATACCTGTCATGGGTAGAGACAGCTTTGTCAAACAGATAGAGGAATCAATACTTAACCTAGAGGTTATGCCTAGCATGAGAGCTATGATGACAGCAGGTAAGGCGTTGGATAGAGACAACACATCAGGCTACAACTGCAGCTATATGCCTGTCGATGACCCTAAGTCCTTCGATGAGGCTATGTTTATACTACTGTGTGGCACTGGTGTAGGCTTCTCAGTAGAGAGACAGTTCGTACATCAGCTACCAGAAGTACCTGAGCTTTACGAGAGCGACACCATAGTTGTTGTCAAGGACAGTAAAGAGGGTTGGGCTAAAGCTTTCAGGCAGATACTAGCTTTGTTGTGGGCAGGAGAGATACCTAAGTGGGATGTGTCAAAGGTAAGACCTGCAGGGTCTAGACTAAAAACATTTGGTGGTAGGGCTAGTGGTCCTGCTCCTTTGGTTGACTTGTTTAACTTCTCAGTAAAAGTATTTAAGGATGCACAAGGACGTAAGCTATCCTCAATAGAGTGTCATGACCTTATGTGTAAAGTTGGTGAGATTGTTGTCATGGGTGGCGTAAGAAGGTCAGCTATGATAAGTCTGTCTAACTTGTCAGATAACAGAATGAGACACGCCAAGTCAGGTGATTGGTGGACTAACGATCCTCAACGTGCATTAGCCAACAACTCTGTAGCCTACACAGAGAAGCCTGACAGCCTGTCATTCATGCGTGAGTGGATGGCTCTGGTTGAATCAGGTAGTGGTGAGCGAGGTGTCTTTAACAGAGAGGCTAGTAGGAAACAAGCTGAGAAGTATGGTAGACGTGATCCTAACCATGAGTTTGGTACTAACCCTTGCTCAGAGATTATACTTAGGCCATACCAGTTCTGTAACTTAACAGAGGTTGTTGTAAGGTCTAACGATAACTTCGCTGACCTAGCACGTAAGGTAAGGATAGCTACTACACTAGGAACTATACAGTCTACCTACACTAAGTTCCCATACCTTCGTAAGATATGGAAAGACAACACAGAAGAAGAGCGTTTGTTAGGTGTATCTCTAACAGGCATAATGGACAACCCTTTATTAACGAGTAAAACTAATGGTCTATCAAAGAATCTCGAAAACCTTAGACAGGTTGCAGTTAACACAAATACTAGTCTGGCTGATACTCTTGGGATTAATCCTTCCACTGCTATTACCTGCGTCAAACCTTCAGGAACCGTCAGTCAACTCGTTGACAGTGCCTCAGGTATCCACGCAAGACATTCCAAGCACTACATCAGGACTGTAAGAGGTGACAACAAAGACCCACTGACAGCCTTTATGAAGGATCAGGGCATACCTAATGAACCTTGTGTAATGAAACCTGATCAGACTACAGTGTTCAGCTTTCCTATCAAGTCACCAACCAACGCTATAGTTACTGAAGATATGTCAGCAGTAGATCAGCTAGAGACATGGCTCATGTATCAGAGGCATTGGTGTGAGCACAAGCCTAGTGTGACTATAAACGTCAGGAAGGATGAGTGGTTTGAGGTTGGAGCGTTTGTCTACAAACACTTTGATGAGATGTCAGGCGTGTCATTCCTTCCTTACAACGAACACACCTATCAGCAAGCACCGTATCAAGACATAATGAAGAGTGAGTATGTGACATTATTGTCACTAATGCCAGAGAAAATAGACTGGTCAGCCTTGACAGATTACGAAAAAGAAGATAGTACTAACTCAAGTCAGACGTTTGCTTGCACTGGTGATGTCTGTGAAGTAGTAGATATAGGAGCTTAGGATGCACGAAGAAGAAGAGTTTACTATAGAAGGTATGTTGAATGACATAGACGATATAGACGTAGACACTGTAATAAATAAGCCACCTCACTATGGAGATGGCGAAATAGAGTGTATTGATTACATGAAGGACAACATGGACACTATGATGTTTATGGGCTACCTAGAGGGTAACTGCAAGAAGTATATGCACAGGTACAGATACAAAGGTAAACCTGTAGAAGACTTGAAGAAAGCTTTGTGGTACTTAGAAAGGTTGATACATGAGGTGGAAGGAAAGTAAATGTTTAGTGCTATAATTCTAGCCTGTAATATGTCAGTTACAGACTGTAGAACCTTTGGTACACCTAGAGTTTTTAATACAGAAAAAGAATGTGTAGTGTCTCTAGCTGATGGTAGGTTACAAATAGAGGCACAGGGTTGGATGATTATGGATTCTCATTGTTACCATTGGGGTCAGAAGGTATAAAAAAAGGAGGTCTACTTATGACCTCTTCTTCTTTCTTTTCTTTCCTGATGCTGTTGTGGACCAAGATACTCTCTTTGGTCCTTTCTTTTTGGAAGCCTCCTTCTTGGAGATTCTTCCTGCCACCGACTTCGGACGACAGGCTGGATACGGACGCTTGCTTCCCTTAGCTTTCTTACGTCCACAAGATTTGCCAGTCTTAACATCAACCCACTCCTCAGCAAACCATTTACCCAAGCCGCCTTTAGCCATTAGCCTCTAGCCTTCTTCTTTGCTGTAGCACTAAGGTCTTTGAAGTGGTACAACCTCTTGCTTGTTTTAGTATGAGTTTTACCTGTGTGAACATGACCATTAGCCATCTTGTGTGAAGCACCTTTGTACTCAGTTCCATTTCTTAGATAATGTTTTACACCTTTAGCCATATCAACAACACTCACAATCTGGATTACACTTTCGATTCATTATCGCACACCAAAGTCTTTTCAAATATCTTCTCATTAAGCTTTCCTACTCTTTTTTACTCTGTTATCTTTACCTGACCATGTACCACCCTTAGATTTATACCACTTTGCAGCCCAAGCATTTGCGTAGGCACTAGGGTAAACCTTGAATTTTTTTCTTGCTGCTGCTTTGGCTCTTGACCAAAGTGCAGGATTGTTTGGTTTTGGTTTAGACATTACTTACCTCTACTATTTTTTATTTCCCATCGCAGTAAACCCAAAGTACGCTCCGACAAGTGCTGATACAGATACAACGTAGATGTTAGCTATGTCAGCTATCAACATTGCAGCAGTCTCTTGACCAATGACAGTACACAGAAAGATACCTAAAGGGTACAAGACCATGCCTGATAGAGCAAACCAAGTCATGTTGCGCTGGGCATCACGCTTGGCATCGTCATCCTCTAGCCGTCTACGCCTATCGTCTAGGTAAAGTTGACGCTCTTCGGCATCTAACTTACCGTTCTTGTCTAAGTCGTATTCTTCTACCATTAAAAATCTACCCAACCCATAGCGACTAGTAAACCTAGTGCCCCACCACATATCAACAAGAAGATTACTACAGTAATAAACGCCATCTCAGCATTTTCTTTTATGCGTTCAGCGTCTAGTCTTGCTTGTCTTTCTGCTTCTTTTCTTTCTTGAGCAATCTCTCTACGAAGTTTGAGTAGTTCTTGATAAGCAGAGTAGCCAATAGTGTTAACAATGAACTCTCTCAATTCTTCTTCAGCTTGTTTAGCCTGTTGACGTTTCATAAACGTATCCAGAGCTTCTTCATTTGTACTACTGAAGGGGCTTTGTTTCTTCTTTTCGTGGTCCTTCTTTGCGCTGTCTACACTGTCAAAGAAACTACCTAGTTCTTTGGACATAGACGAGAGTGCCTTACCTGCGCTGATGCCACCCTTGACCATCGCCAATGCGCTGAGTGGATCAATCATAGTTAGTGCCTCGGATCAAGCATATCTTTGTGATCACGAGTGATGAACTCTAGTGTCTTTTCTAGCAGGGCTACTCTCTGTTGTAGCTCAACGATACGCATGATACTTATTGTCATACCATCTATCTCATCCCATAGCTCGTCAGTCTCCTTGTACAAGTCTGCTTCACTGTCAGCCATGATACCAACTATCTCGTTTATGTTGGTTTTGTTTTGATCAATATCTCTGATCATATTTACTTTATCTGCTGTATTGCTCTGAGCGTCTAGTATTGCTACAGTCTCTTCGAGATTAGCTATTATAGATGCTTGCTCTGAAGCATACCACACCATACCACCCAATGAACTACAGATGATACCAATTACTGCTATATTTACTTTAGGTAACTCCATCTACTCTACCACTTCTTACATGACCAGTATCGTGCAGTCATCTTATCTTTAGCTGTATCACATTTATGCCTTGCACGAAAAGATTTTCTACGTTTAGGGTTATTCTTTTTGATTGTCATGTTGGCATCACCAAACCTGATGATCTTTTCTTTACCACCCTGACAAGCCTTGACAACAAACTTCTTGCCGCCAGAGACCTGACGCTTAGGGCTGTTGCACTTCATCTTTGATTTGTCTATCTTAGCCACGATACCTACCGAATGTTATAGTTTTTAAGAAGCCTCTCCATATCTCTATAGGTGACGGTAGCATCCACCCTAGTACAGCTAGTAGTATCATCCACATAGGTATGTCTTGGTTCAGTACCTTGACGTTACCTGCATCACCATCAATGCTGAACGCACCCTCTGACTGATTGACGTTTACGTTCTCACCTGATATGTCTCTACTCTGGTCAATAGCTGACTGATTGTTTTCTTTACCTATCTGTGTGTTGGCGTTGACGGATGTACCATCGCCTTTGCCTCCACCACCAAAGCTACTCATCAGTGCCAAAGGTGACAGACAGCCACCCAAAAATAATACGAGTGTTAGTGCTAGTGCTAGTCTCATCAATCTAGTTTCCCTAAGTTAATTTCCCAAGAAGTTCCTTGACCTTCTGGAACACCTAAAGCTGCAGCCCATATACGTAACCTTTGAAGGTAGGGTCTTGGGTCTCCGTTCTCGTCAGTTAAAACTTCAGTCGATAGTTCTCTGTACTTATCCATATTTCCAGCTTCTTTATGTACTAAAGCTTGCTGAAGTTTTGTACCTAATGGTCCAGTGTTAAAATCGTAAACATCTCTAACTATTAACTCACCTTGTTCATTTAAAAATACGTTACCATCAGCAGTTTGACCAATTAAGGTAGCCATTCTAAACTCAGGTGATGTTACTGTTCCTGTAGCCATAGTAGTAATGTCTTTCATCAACACACTCTTTTCCTCAAAACCCCAATCTTCATAAGTAAACTTACTACGTCCTTCATCTAAAACTTTTTTAGCTGCGCTCTTTATAACGGATACGTCTGCTGGTGTAAAGTCATCAACAGTTAAATTTATTTTTCCATTGTTGTTCATAAACTCAGCAAACTTAGAAGCATTTACAGGTAAAACAGGGCTAAAAAAATCTAGTACAGGAATTGCTACAGTTGATAATACCTCAGGACTAGGTATAAGAGAAGAAGGATTTAAAACAGGTAAGTTATTATCTGTCTTTTTCTCCTGAGGTTTTTGATCCACATTAAAAGTAGGTATATTTGGCTCAGGAATCCTGCTTACCATAGAAGACACACTTTCTTTTATATCTGTAGACTCAGGTACTAATTCATAAGCCGCTTCTGCAGCATCAGCTACAACCTCTGCACCACTAGCCATAGCTTGAGATGCACTATTAACAACAGTGTCAAAGAAAGATGGACCCTCTTGAACAGCTTTAGTTCCACTTTCTACTGCAGCATTTACAGCAGTCTCTACTAGTTTACCTGTATTCCAACTACTTGCCACTTCTAACCTCTGCTATTAACTTATCAAGGGTTGGGTTATCTACATACTTAAAACCTTCCCAAACTTTTCTAAGGTTTTGCCTTTGTTGAGCACTTGTCTTACCTCTACCTATGGCATCTCTAGCTAAAAACAAAAACATTTTGTCTTGTGTCGCTTTATCAAATACAGTATCATCAGATAAACCCATCTGACTTGCTACATTTCTAAGAGTAGTTCCTACTATTTGGTATTTACCCATAGGTGTAGAGGTTTGACCCTTTTTGTAGGCTTCAGTACTCTCTGGTAGCCTAGTCTTTACGTATTGACCATACTGATTAGACGGTTGAGAGAAGTTATAGAGTTGCCCTAGTGTCATAGTTGACACCTTGGTTCCTCTAAACGGTGTGTTACCTGTCTCAGAGTTAGCAAACAGTGTGTCATAACCTTGAGCTTCTACTTTTTCTAGGGTCTTTTGAGTTGTAGAGTTAGGTTGTAAGCTTGCTTCAACTAGTTTTCCTGTGTTCCAACTACTAGCCATGTCACTGTTTCTCATACAACATCCCGTCGTCGGGATCAATGAAAAAAGAGCCGCTAGGAAGATTATTAAAAGCAGCCTCCGCATCTTTGTTACTCATTCCTTCTGTAAATGTAAATGGATTTTCTTGTGTGAACTTTCTACTCGTTGCTGGTCCACTTTCTAATTCTTCACTTGGGCCTATTTGAGTAGTTCCCTTTTCTTGGGCTATCAGTTTCATACCCTCAAATTTAGTAGGATCACCACCAAGTTTTCTCCAAGCCTCTGAGTACTTGCTTGACATTTGGTTTATATCAGTTATCTCTTTGTAGTGATTACTATATAACATAGTATCAAAACCTTTACCACGAAGCTCAGTTTTTTCAGAATTTTCTAACTTGGAAAAATCATCCTTAATCATTCTAAAAATATTACCACCGTAGTGTTCGTCAGCAAAAGCTTGAACAGTACCATCTCTAAGAGGTTTTGGACCTGTTGTTTTAAAACCTATAGTTCCTTTTTCTTTTATTTCAAACACGCTGGTTTGTGTAACACCAGACATAGCAGTAAAGAAACGATTTGACTGTTCCTGTAGAGCGTTTAAAAGTTGTCTCTTTGCTACCTCTACACCATCAGGATTAAAAGGTTTTACTGCTTTAAGTAATTCAAAAGTTTTATTACTGAATAGTCCTTTCTTAGGATCAAATAACATATTTAAATCTAAAGGTAAATCTGTTGTAGCTGCAATTAAAGCCGATCTGTCTATACCTTTTAGTAATAAGTTTCTAGCGTTCTCATCTGATTGCATAGCTGAAGCTTCTAGAGCTAGTATTTCAAATGTAATTGAGTAGTCTAGGTTACTTATCCTAGCTTTATCAGACATCTCCTCAACTTTTGTAATAGAGTTACTTGTATGTAATTCAGTAGTAGTGTTAAGACTTGACTCTGAATCTTCAATATTTAAATCGTTAGGTAAATTTTCAAACACTTCTAGAGCTTCATAACCTATGTCATCACCTGACACACCCTTCATTATAGCTACAACCTCAGGGTAACTCTTGTTCAACACAACTTCAGAGAGTTTGTCTAGGTTTCCTAGGATAGCCCTCTGCAGTGTAAGGTCTACATCAGTAGCTTCTAGCTGCTTGACAATAGCTAAGTCAACTTTGTTTAGTGTGTCACCCTTGAGTTTATTTAATATTTCTGTATCGTAGTTTGTTACAAACTGTACAAGCTCATCAAGCCGATCTATTCGTTTTTGAATCCCTTGGAACTCCTGATCTGACACACCTCTAGGTTGTATAAATTTACCTTTGAGTATTTGTATCTGACCTTTGAGTTGTTGTAAACTCTCAGGGCTTACATTACCACCAGCTATCTCTATTGATAATGCCTTTAGTCCAAGTTCCCTTGTGTTTTCCAAGGTGTTTATCATCATCGTTTCATTCTGAGTAAACTCAGCAGCAGACATTGTGTTAGCGTTGGATATAACTAATGATGCAGTTTCTTGTTGGGCTATTAAACTTATAGCTTTCTCAAGCACTGCTGAATCTGTAGGATTCTCCACACCATCAGCTAGTAGTTTGTCTCTGGCTAGGAATACGTAAGCTGGATTTTCAGATAGCTTCTGATTCATCATGTTGAGTGATTCTTGGTAAGGATCAACATTGAGGTAGTCTACGTCTACACCAGTTGTAACCTTGACTAACCTAGATACATTCTCATCTATCTTTAGACCTTGTTTGGAGTACTTAGTTATAAGACCATTTAGACCAGTTCTTACGTTAAGATCACCCGATCCTTTAAGACCGTCAAGCTCTTTAGAAAACTCTGCATATAGCTGTCTATTTATAGAACCTTCAGAAGGTTGTTTACTTGTCGATGTCATACCGTCTAAGACACCAAACAAACCTTTACTTAGTGCGTTGATACCTGCAGCAGCAGCACCCATTTCCGTAGCACTAGGGTACGTAACACCCTGAGCATAGCTTGCTCCTGCATCACCAATGTCTACAGAGTAAGAATCAGCCATAATATTTCCTTAATACATTTGTTGAGATATAAGACCAGCTTCAAAGCCTAGGTCTAACCTTTGAGCATTTCTTAAAATGTCTGGTATTGCACCTGCATTTACAAGGCTATCCTGAAGTGATACCTTTAGCTCGTTTGACAAGTTAGATGCCCATAGTTCATCTGATATTTCTTGCCATAGTTTTGTTCCTCTTACCATATCACGTTCATCACCCTTTGTCAAGAGTTCAATAGCAAGAGTAGCCTTTCCATTAAGTCTATTTCGTAAATCTTTATATACTTTATTTTTCTTATAAATTATTTCTTTGACATCATAGTAGTTTTGTACTGGTGCAGGAATAGCACCAAACAATACTGCCGCAGCAGCCTCTGGTGGTAGACCGCTTACAGCTAGTTTTCTAGTTCTACTTCTGTAGTTTCCTGATTCTATCAGTTCTCTTATCTTAACAGCTTTATCTACAGTTGACAAGTTACGTAAAAGTTGCGTTAAGTCTTCTCTCACTGATTCGGTTCTACCACCGTACATAGCTCTGATAGCATTGGATGCCGCACTCTTCATGTCACCAAATATCTCACCAGAAGGACCGAACAGTGTTGTAATTAGTGACTCTTCCATGAGTTTTCTGTGGGTGTCTTTTATCTGACCTAAAGGTGCAGCACGTTCAGCATACGCAGTTTCAGTACCTATACCCCAACCCAAAAGCTGATCAAATAGACCGTATTTTATTTGATTAAATCTTTCTAGTGCAGCAGGGTCATCTGGGCTATAACCCATCTTTTCTATTATGTAACCTGTAGACTTACCTAGACCAATACCTGTCAAACCCCACATCGGCCCCATAACTAGGAACATTCTACGCCTTTCACCTGCTGTAAAGTTCTTGCCTATAGCAATGTTTTCCATAGCTCGTAAACTAAATGTTAGCCATTGTGTAGGTACTCTCATTGGACCTGACTGAGCAAAGCTTCTGGAAGCTGTAGTCATTCTAAAGGTTAGGTCTTGTTCTCTGTTGGTAATCCAAGTCTTACCTGCAGGAGATAAAGGACTAATATCAGGGCGTTTTACTCTGTGTTCTAGAAAGGCTGTAATTATACCTGTCATACGTGAGGCTCTCTCACCCTCTCTAAAGAACAATGTTGACTTATCTAAGAATGTACCTACAGACTGTTGAGCTTTTCCTACTAGGGTACTAGCCGCACCAAACTTTTGTGGAGCCTGTAGTTCTATAACTTGATTGTCAATGATATTACGTCCACTCTGATCAATGTACTTAACAAGAGTATCTATCTCAGCTTCTTCCATACCTGTAGTTTTAGCTAGACGTTTTATAGCTAAACTTCTAGTAGCACTATCAGGTAAGTTGGCTATCATCATCATAGGTACTGACAACCCTAGAGCTTTCATCCCAGCC